CGCGCCCCCGCGCCCCGCGCCCGCGCCCCCGCCACCACCCCCCCCGCCGGGCGCCGGTGCGCCGCCACCGGCGTTACCCGGTGTCGGGGCACTACCCCCGTTGCTGACGGTGTTCCCGCTCATCAGCCAGCGTCGAGAGTTCCCCGTCGGGTAGGCGGTCACCGTCCCCGACGTTGTAGCGATATGCAGCATGCCGCTACCGTCGGACCACGCGTTCTTGACGCTCCCGGCGTTCGTGCCACCGTTGGTGGCGCCGCCGCTACCACCGTTGCCGGGACGCGACGGGGACGCGGCGCCGGGAGTGGATACACCTGACGTGTCCTTGTTCTTAATGATCTGGTATGCCTGGTTGTACCGGTTTGGGTACTTGCCGAGCACTCCATCATTAAGGAAACCGTGGTGAAACGCTTCCAGTGACGCGTTACCACCAACATTGTTCGCAACCCTAATGGCATACCTCGGCCCCTGGTGGTAGCCAACGCACCAGAGAATGAACGAGTCCGTATTCGTGTTCGGGTCGATCCCGACGTTTCGTGCCGCCTGGAAGTACCCTTCAAGGTCGGCCACCAACTGTGCATCCTGCTCCTTGGCCCCCGCGCGCAGAAGTGGTATGAGGGACTCCCCCTCTGCGCGCGAGAGCCATCGGTTGGTCCACCAGTCGTCGTTGCCATGGGATGAGAGGTCGCTCCGAAGGGAGGCTGCAACGCCGGCGAACTCGGTGGCGTGTGCAGCACCCATCTTCTTGATGATGTCGGCCGCCCGCGGCCCGTACCACTGCGCGATACCTACAGTGATAGGGTCGTTGTAGTTGATCGAGTCATATTTCATACTCGATTCAACTGTTCCGATTGCCTTGATCGCCACTTTCTTCGACGTCTCATCCCACGCCATTTTGTTCCCCCCTTAGAAAATGCGGTAGGTCATATTCAACTGATAGGTCTGGTTGGCCTTGAGAATATCACCCGCATGCATGCCACCAGTTTTAGCCACGTACACGTACTTGTAGGTGCGATCGTTGCCAATAATCGGCGACATCACCCCGTCATAAGGTCGAGCCCACCCCGGCAGGTCCATGAGTTTAGCGTCATAGCCCACATCGGTGCCTGCAACCCTGAACGTGCCCTGAATGTTCACGAAATCACCGTGACGCTCACAGTTCAGGTAGTTATAGTCCCGTGCCACCGTGCTCGCCGAAAGCGGGTGCAGGTCATAGGACGGAGGATTCAGGAACGATGGCCCACCGTGAATCCAGTTCACGAACAACTGGCGTACGTGTCGGTAGCCCGCGTCCGTCATGTGAACGTTGTCCGTACCCTGGTCCCACGACTTAGCCTGTTCCTTACCGAAGTGCAGCCAGGACCTAGAGCCCTCACAGACAATGGCTCCATACGCCTTGCCCGCGTTAATCACCTCATAGGTACGGGACACGCAGGACCTGGCCATCTGAACGTACTCGTTCAACGATGCCTCGTTATAGGTGACTGGCAGGACGTAGATGGTTGCATTCGGGAAGTACTGGCGAACCAGCGAGAAGAACGTGCCCGCCTGTTCGGTGACGGAGTTCTGAGCACGAATGTCGTTCAGCATGTCAATAAGGAACACATACTTGGTGGCGCGCTTCTTCTCATCACTCATCCGGGACCGGGCGTTATTCACCTGAGTAATGAAGTTGTTATCAGGTGTGGAAGTAAAACCGCCACCACCAATTGCGAACACATTCGGGTTGACGCCCATATCCCGGCACAACTGCTCGGTCCAGCGGGAAGCCTCAATCGTCGCGTTAGATGAACCGAAGACAACACCCTCCGTGAGTTTCGGGTCCTCAAGAAACTTGTCGTCGGCTTCTGTTTTCGTGTAGTAGGTTGCGAGAATTGTTCTAACATCCGACTTGACCCTCTCCACGGCGGCGTCAATCTTCTCGGCACGCTGCTTTGTGACAACCTGGATGCGAGACGAGTCCTTCATCGGGGCGTCAACATAGTCCCCGTTCTCGATACGGTCGAAGCGCGCGTCGACAAGGCGGGCCTTGAACGACTCGATGAGACTGTTCATCGCAGCGATCTTCTCATCGGTGCTACGACGGGAGTCGTTGAGGAAGGACTCAAAGTCATCCAACTTCTGTTTCGAGTCCTTGGACCACTTCTCGGCAATCTTATTGATCTCCTTGACCATCCCCTCCACTTCCTTGCCGAAACCCTCAGCATAGGTGATGGTGTCAATGACGGCCTGACGGATACGCTCAAGGATTTCCAGCACCGTCAGTCCGTTGTTGTAGGTGAACGGTGTGGAATAGGGTGTCGTGGGTGGTGAAAGACGGTACAGGGCCGCATCAATAGCGGATACGCGGGGGTCAGTAGCCATAGTAGGTATCTCCAATCATGTCAGTAGGCGGCGTCCAAACAAGCATAAACAGGGGCTCAAGTTGGGCAATCACCATCATATCGACATTAACGATCGCGTCGCGATGCGCCTGAATAAGCGACGCCATAGACCCCGAGAAGCCCTCCTGAGTCCCCGTGCCACTACCGTCACTCGACGACGTAGAGCGCTGAGAGCCCGTCCCGTCCGACGACGACTTGACGCCCGTCAGAGACGTGGAGTCCGCAGCGCCCGTGGCGTAGTCCCCGTTGCCCGACAGCATCACCTGAGGAGTCTCGGACTGAACGGCACGAGACTTAGCGTCCGTGGAGGACGTGCTGGACCCGTGCTCGCTGGACTCAGTTGTGGCGCTGGTGGTGCCGGTGCTGGTGTTCTTCGACGTCATCCGCAGGGTAAGGAACGGGTCCCGTTTGACGAGTTCGGCCTCGTACATCTGATTGTAATAGGGCATGATCTCATTCATTTTCACCTTCAACTGGAATAGGAAGATGTCAATGGTCTCGTGCCCGATCTCGTTGAACCAGAAGTGTGCCTTGATCTTCGAGTTCAGTGTGCTCCGATAGTCCTCCGAGAAAATGGGGTAGTGTGACAGGGCGTCGTCAATAAGTGCTTCACTGATTCGCCTGAGTTCTGTCGTGTAGTTACTCATTAGGGCCTCCCAGATCGGTTGAGTTCGTCGACTCATTCGACGCCAATGGATTCATCTCGGTCATCGGATTCAATGCCTGCATGTCTGTGGTCCCTGCCGAGTCATCCAGGTTCCACGTAACGTCAACGTCAAGTCCATACTTGGCGTTGATCCACTCACACGCATACTTGCGGGCCTGTAGGTTCACGGCACGCATAGCCAGAACCTGCCCCGAGGAACCGGACGCCTCCTCAACAACCATCCGCTCCTTCTTCGAGGAGTTGACGTTCATGATTCCCAGCAGGGTCAGCGCCTCGTTCCAGGTCTTGACCTTTGCCTCCATGACGTGAGGCAGGTAGTCCTTGTCGATCCCCGTGGAGATCGACCCGATCTTGTCCTGCAACGTCCCCAGCCCGGTAGCCGACGACACCTCAGCGATCATCGGGTTACCCTCAGCAAGTTGCTTGTACGCGTCCATGACGGACTTGCGCTCGTTCGTGTCAGCCGTCAGCAGGACCGGCACACGCATATGGATGAGATCAACCTCTGTCGTGGTGTCAATCTCGGACAGGCGGCGCGCATACACGCTCACGATATCCGTGTCACCAGTTCGCAGATAGTTGTTCCAGATCGGCACACACGCGTCACCCTTCATGGTCTTGTTGACCATCGTGTTCCCGTACACGATGAACTCAGTCGGGTTGTTGTACATATTCGGCGTACCGAAACCGGCGCCACGCAACGCGAAATACCGGTTGAACTCCTCATCCCAGAAGAACACACTAAGCCCCTGCGAGAACAACGTCATCTCAAGGAACCTCGGGTCAATCTCCTCGGGAAGACCGGTCCAGTGATAGCGGTTCATGCACATCTCAGACAGGACGCGCGCGTACATCCGGGTCAGCACCTCACGACGCATCTTCCCCGGCTCCACAGTCATCTCACGCAGGAATGGTGCGTAGATCGACTCTCCAACAAAATCAGGTTTACTCACAGGAATCCTCCTTCTGGTTCCCAGTTGATAGGGGCGTTGTCAAGGGAGACATCCCCGAACTTTTCTTCTCTGTACATCGGCGAGTGCCACACCGTCACACCCTTTTCCAGTATGCCACGAAGCGTGTCCACATAGGTCTGAGGACAGGCGGAGGAGTAGATGCGGACGTCCTTGCACTTCCAGTAGGAGAAGCGGTCCATAACTCGGAGTTTATCGGGAAGGTTGGACAGGAAGAAATCGCACGCGTACCCGTACCGCTCCCAGAACTGGCCCTGACGACGAATGACGTCAGTACTAACCATCTTAAGTTTGCAGAAGATAACAGCACCATTCATAATCCAGTTGAAAGCGTCGCCGCCCTGAGCACCAGACACGGACGGGGGAGTGATCTGAGAATCCTTAACAGCGGCGTTAATGGACGCAATCTGCTGCTGATAATCGCCCTGAGCGGCCCAGTTGGCAAGATCGCGGTTAGCGGCCGCGTTAGTACCGGTTAGCGCGTTCTGCTCGCTCTGGTTAGCACGAGTAAGGTTCTGGGAAATCACGTTCCCCATATTGCGAGCATTAATGTCAATCGACGTGGAGATGTCAGACGTGACCTGTCCCTGAACGTACCCGCCCAACTGGCCGATAGCGCCAAGCGGATTGCTGAACGCAGTACCAACGGCCCCACCAATACCACTGATAGCACGGTTAGCACTGTTCACCTGCTGATGAGCCATCTGAGCCGTGTTCGCTAGAGCGGTATTCAAGTTCTGGGCACCGAGGTTGTTGTTCATGATCGCGTTGCCGGTACGGATACCCCGCATCGTGGCGTCGAATGAGGTTTCTGCCGCCCTCATGGACTTGTCCATACCCCACGACGCGGCACTACGGTTCTGAGCGATTGAGTGAGCGTGAGAGGCGTACCAGATCATTGACTGGTCATTGACTACGGGGAGATGCGGGAAGTTGTCAATGACGGCGGCCTCGTTCACGTACTCAGTATCGGTCTTCCACGTTGAGTCGTGCTTGTCAGTATTGTAGCCAGCCACATAGCCGACAATTCTCGGAGACGGAGGGAGGACGTGACACTCCATACTCACCTCAACTGAGTTCCAGTCATTCAGCAGTTCAGGTGCCAGAGTGAGTGTCTGACCGTTGTTGAAAGACACTTCTAGGTACATGTAGGGGGACGTGTAGAACTTAAGGAACCGCTTGAGCCTTTTAAGGTTCCTCCCCGTAACGGTATTGCCGTTTGCCTTAAGGAACTCGGGAAGTTTATCCGGCATGAAGTTATAGGCGACTTCAACCTTCTTTCTTGCATATGTCCCAGTAACCAACTTCAACCCGTGGTCACTTAACTTTCCAGACATCTGATTCCCGATAACGAGCCGCTTAGGAATGTAGTAGATATCAAGAATCCCCTGAGATGCCCACGGAGCGTCGCTCAGTTCCTTCATGATTGCGGGCAGGTCCTTAATGTCGCACATGTAGTACGTAGCACCGGACACGTTGTTTACAGACAGAACCTGATTCCGCGTTTCCAGGTGGGGAACAGAAGTGGTAACGTTGGACCCTGTAGCGGTCTGCATGTACGGGTCGTTCTTATTTCCAAAGTTTGTGTTAAGGTTCACCGTGGAAATAATTACTGCAACAAAGTCGAACTGCTCGCTGAAACTATTCACCTTCTCGTTGTTGATATTACCGAACCAACTCCGGTAAATAGTGTGTCGCTCACCAAGGGAGAATGACTCAGGCTGTTTCAGCCACATCCGGGAGAAGATGGACCCAGCATCACCGTTTCCAGCCTTGATAATCTCCTTCTCCCTGTACTCAAGACAGTGCGACCTCTCGATGAACGCCGAACCGAACTTGACCAGCGAGTGATACGTCTGCCAGACATCGAGCGAGATAGTGAGTTGCGTAGTCTCCGGAGCAATGTAGTCGACCGACTGAATGAAGTAGAAGAACGTGGTGGCCCGGTTCTTCTGAGAGATCGGAAAAGCGCTGTTCTGAACAATGAGGTAATTGAACGTGTTCGCCTCACTGAACGGGAGATTAATGCGCACCGGCACACCCTGCGCGCAATAAGTCAGGTTCTTAATAGTGACCGTAGGGAGATTGCGCGTCTCATCGAACGAACGGATGTACTTAATAGTCCTCTCCGGACTATCGAACCAATACACATCCCGGTACATCGAATCCCACGGCACATTACACAGCGTCACCTCAGTACCCGGCCCCCACACCGAGTAATCGAACTGAGTCCCGAACGAGGCGCCGTTCGGCAGTGAATTAATCGTAGGCATATCTCCTCCAAAACTAATGGGCACCACCCGTGCAGGTGGTGCCCATCAGTATAGAGGAGGCGTCAGCCATTCAGGCCAGCCACATTGTCCTTCGGGACAACAGACAACTGTGCCGTCTTTACGACATACTTGTCAGTAGCCGGGTTGATCCACGACACCTTAACACGGACCGTAACCAACTGAGAAGACTCGTTCGGGGACATGTAGATAAGACCATCGTTGTCAATGGTCGTGCCCGTGTCCTTGTTCCCCTCAATCGACCACTGCTCAGTGAACTCAATGTCCTCCTGACCAGCCTTGAGCCCGGTCAGGACCGCCTCCAACTGGGCCGTACCACCCTTGACCATTCGGGCCGAGGACTTGTCGACGTTACGCACGTCAGCCTCATTACCGTCAATCACGAACTGGATACGTTCAATAGCCACGTTAGCGGCAATCTCAATCGTCTCACGCGCCGTATCGGGAGCGGTAGAGAACTTGACAATCGGGGCGAACGGGGAGGCCGAGATAATCTCCCAGTGGTGCAGGAAGAAGTTCGTCTGACGACTAATCGGGTTGAACTCTGAGGTAGTCTCAAGGGACGTATCCGCGATGACAAAGAAATCCTTAGTGGTCAGGAAAGCCTGAACACCATTCATCGCCACATCCTCCTGACGAATCTCCACAATACGGGAGGGAACATCAGCATAGGAGACGTTGAACAGAATCGCCAGAGCGTTCACGTCAAGACCGGACTTGACCTCAGGAGTAGCGAACAGAACAAGGTCCTCAGGACGCACCGAAACGGGCATCTTAGCCCCGTTGAACCGAGTAGAGAGGAACTGCATGTTACCCGCAGTAGCACGAATCTTACGCAGCAGGGAACGTGCCTGGTCCTCGGTGGAGTCCATCTTAGCCACGTCGGGAACATTCACGTTGAACATCGGATACTTGTTATCCATGACCCGGAAAAGGGCCGTGGTCATCAGGTACTCGTCCCAGTTGTCCGACGTGGTAGGCGCGGACATGATCTGCTGAGTCAACTGGTCAAGACCAGAAGGGTCAAGGAAAGCGCGACGCAGAGTGTTGTCGTCAATCGTGATCTTGTAGAAATCCTCACGGTCCACGGTGTGGAAAGCGGTAGCCACATCAATGTCCGCACGCCCGAAGATATCCCGCTCAAGGTAGTCCCGGTCGTGGTTGTAGTGGTTAGCCTTGACGATACCGGTCTGAATCTCCTCAATCGTGTCACCGAACTCAAGGGCGCCGCGCTTGAACTCCTCCAGAGGGTTATACCAGATAGCGTTACGCGCGTACACGAGTCCGATACGGTTAATCAGGGACTCAATGAACTCGTTCTTGTGCGGACGGAACGAGAAAATAGCGTCCGCAACGTCCGCCACATTACCCTTAGACGCAGCCGGAATACGCTTGTGGTAATCCAGAGAAGCATCATTACGGATAGCGTTCAGGATATTCACGTTATCCGCGTTACGAATCTTCCCATAAAAACGGCGTGCCATTACTTCTTCTCCTCATCAGAGTCATCAGTGGAAATCAGGTCATCAAACGTCACACCCTCGTAATCGGCCGCACCGTCCTCACCCGGCAACTTATCCGCCGCATCACTCGGGTCACTACCCGGCTGAGCCATCAGCAGGTCATAATTCTTCCCCTTGAGGTCGGAGATCATCTTCTCCTTCTCCTCAAGCATGGAATTCAGGTCCGTCATCTTACTGTCAAACCCGCCCGCGAAATCCGTCATCTCGTTCCAGATATTCGAGAGATTATCCAGCGTATCCGAGTGATCCGCACCCAGCAGTTCACCGAGACCGCCCATGGCGTCCGAGAACTTGGAGCCGATCTCATCAAGAAATCCCATCTTTCTTCCTTTCTGTGCACAAAAAGATATGGTGGGTACTTGCGTACCCACCATATCACTGCGGAGAGAGACCAGACAGAACCAGAGGTTGCCAGCCCATCAAGGTCCGAGGGGTTTCAGCCCATGGCGTCTCGGCTCACTTGCCGGTGCTCGCCTTGATCTCCTCCACGCCCTTAACCACAATCTCCGTCAGAATCTCGGGGACCTCACGACGCAGGGTCCAGTGAGCCTCATCGAGAGCGGCGGCGATCTCCTCGGGGATGACGGCGGAAACGGACTTGTAGCCAGCCTTAACGCGTGCCATGTTTTCTTCTCCTCTATCTGAGCGTGAATGTTGTGTTAGAGAGCACCACACCTCCGGGAACTCTCTTGGGTACTAGTTTACCGTCCCAAGTTCGCGGCGTCAACATGTCTTCAAGGCGAACTTTCGCTGCAATCTCGTTGGGCAACCCAGCAATGTGAACATCATCATGGTCACCGAACCTCTCGCAGTACTGCTTCGCCCGAAGGAACACGGCGTCATCGAACGGCTGGCCATCGTGCTCCACCTTCCACGCCCCGAGTTCCGTGGGATGCAGGTACAGGTCAGGCTCCTCCGGTCCTCTGAGGTGCAACGAGTCCGTGTCACAGTACAGGAAACGATCGTAGTTGGCTTGAGCGGACCGAATGAGGTCCTGACGGGCGTAGGCGGTGATGAACGCGCCCATAGCGGTATACACGGGATTGCTCTCCTCATGCTCGCACATCTGTAGTCGCATGGTCCCGTGCTCGTCCAGATAAGGGCGCTTGCCGGTGACGTCCGTGTTCTTGGCGAATTTACCGTACAGGGAGTTGAGGTGAAGTTTGGCGATAGTCCTTGCGCCTCCCGTGCTGTTCGCCTTTACGGCCATCCACTTATCAATGTAGTCGTTGAACAGCCCCTCTGTAGCCTTGAAGTTCCAATAGCCACTAATCGCGTAAATCTGCAAATCGTACTGCTCCATCCACAGTTCCAGATCAACGCTCGTGATAGTCACCGTTGTCGGCTCAGGAATCGACTCAAGGAACTCGTTAGCGTTGAACTGGATCGACCGCTTCAACTGGATGCAGGGCAGGTGTCCTGGCTTGAGGCGCGCGGTGAACGTGATCGAGAGTGTGTACAGGTCCGCGGTAGGGTCCTCCGTATCAGTCCACCACGGCTTACCGAACGGGAGCGGTTTGGTCCTCATCACCCATGGGTACATCGAGTTCTTGTCGATCACGATTCCAGGCCCCGTACGCTTACGCACCCATTGCTTTGCTGGCATTGCGATTCCTCCTCTATATGCTGCCCTGATATCGTCGTCTACGGTCTTTGACAGGACCGGGAACGTCCTCGTGAACCCTTTGCCGTGGAGCCCCTTGAACTCTGCCAAGGAGTCGGCTCCAACGGTAAGTTTCGTCATTCCACTAGCAAGAATGACGCGCATGGCCTGAGCCATGATGTAGATATCGTTGTACAGGTACTCCCATTCCTCCTTGGTGGGGAGGTAGCCGATGGGGCGCTCCGCCTCATAGTCGATATCTCCCTTGACCGATTCGAGGTTGAATGCCTTAGGCACGTCTCGAACGGGTAGAGGAATCTTTTTGAGTGAGTCCCTGAGTTCTACCTTGACACCTTTCTTAGATACGATGGAGATTGAGTAGAACTTGTTCATATTGCTAATAACGGTAGAGAACTCACCTTTACCTGGCCTGTCCGGTACCCATTTGTACCCATCTTTAAGAATGTAATCGAGGATAAATGAACCATCGAATGCCAGGTTATGGAAGAACGTCACATTAGGGGCGGACAAGAGATAAGCGACATAGGCGCCAACTCCTATACCAACCTGATAATCCGCATAGTCATTGACTGCCATACTTCCCCAGGACCACACACGACAGTCCAGGGGATTAGTCGTCGTCTCGAAATCCGCACACCTAGCGTCAGATATCGAGCGTCTTCGCATACTCGTAGTACTCCATAGCGCGGCCCAAGGACTGTTCGCCGCGCTCCATCGCGGCATCCACCATCCCAGGACTCATTTCCTTCTCACCGACACGCACCTGCTGTGCCAACTGCATCGCCAGATACTTGAGCGACAACTCCTCAGGGAAATCAGTGTAGGCCCAGATAAACCAGAACTGTTCGTCCGACAGAGAGTTGAACATGTCGCGCGCTGTCTCGTCGCCAACTAAATCCATCATCTGGTTCATGTAGCCGCGGGCCTTAGACACCAGTTCACGTGACGTGTACTGACGTCTAATGTCGTCATTCCTGAGGGCGATCATCTTGGCACCCTCGGTGCCCATGAGTTGCTGAGGGGAGTAGATCTTGAGTTTCTTCATCCCGTCATACGCTTCGGTGCCGTGAACGGGGTGAGCGGGCGTGGTCATTGCACGCCTCTCCTTAACTGTCATGCCCAACGGCTTAATGTAGACATCCTCGTACTTCTTCTGCTCAGCGTCCACAGTACGGTTGATCTTCTTAACAGAGTTGACGTAGTTTCGGTATGACTGACGGGTGACGATGGTTCCGCGAGCGCCCTTGTAGTAGCCGACGTGCGCTTTACGGAAATAGGCTTGCTTCTCAAGGAGTTTCTTGAGTCGGTCACCACTCATTCTTGAAATAGCGTCCTTGCCTACGCGGGGATCATACTCCATCCCCGTAATGTCGATTCCATTGTCGACCTTAGCCATGCGCTTGATCTTACGAGTCACCAGTGACTCAGACTTCATGGCCGCCTTACGAAGCGAGATCAATTCTTCTTTGCTATACCTCATGATGAAATCCTCCCCGCCCTCCCTATGGAGGACGGGGAGGACTGTATCAGTCGGGACCTAGGTCCTAGACCTGTCAGACAAGGGTCAACTTGTAGAAGCGGTTCTTGCCCGACCCCTCCTCAGTCACCCGCACCTTGAGCGGAGCAGGCCACTGGGAGGGTTCCCCCAGGAGAGTGAGGATGCGCTTGGCCGCGTTGAAGATCGGCCCGGAAAATGCTTGGTAGGCGTCACCGGAGGGGGTGATGAAGATGGTCCGCACAGCGGGCTCGATCTCACCGGTCTTCTCGTTCACGAACTCCGTCGACTCGATAACGAGGTCAGCGATCTCAAACGGCTTGCCGCCAAGGTCTGAGACAGGCTTAGCGTCATTGACCGCGTTGAAAATCTTCGCCTTCGTCTCGAAGTCATCACCCTTAACAGTGGTGAAGATTCCGTTAGTGGTGGCAATTCCGGCAAGCGGGTTAGCGGCGGTGCTGACGGTGCGCCTGGCCGAGCCGCAATTTG